TGGTGTTGCTGGACGTTGTGGTCGTTGCGGGTGGGGTGGGTTCTTGGGCGACAGTGGAGAACGCCTCCGGGGGGATTATCTCCCACGGGCCACCGTCGAGGGACCACGCCGCCATTAGGCAGGTGCCGCCGCCGTTTTCGTAGTGCCACAGGTCCACAGGGATGGGGGCACCGGCCGGGTAGGTGAGTGGGGGGGACTGATAGGCGGTGCAGCCTTGGTCCTGCCATGCGCCTACTTCTTCGGTGCCTACTTTCAGTAGTGCGCCGTCGTCGCCGGCTACCCACAGGGTGACGGTTTCGTGCGCGGGGAATGTGAGGTAGCCGGTGAGGTGCGCCATGAACCCGTCAAGTGGGCAACCTTGGACGGGTTGGTATTCCCATACAAGGTTCACGTTCGGCAGGGTGGTGCTGCCGCACTGTGGGTAGCGGCCGGCGTCGAGGGTGGGCGGTATTTCGTCGATCTGGTAGATGGTGACGGTGAGGCCGGGAGTGGTGGCACGTGCGGTCTGTGCGCCCGTCATTAGCGCGAGCACTACTCCCACTGTGGGGAGTAGGCGCCGCATTAGTCAGCCGGTGCGGGTGTCAGTGCTTCGCCGGGTTCGGGCAGTGCGGCGATTTCTTCCGCGGTGAGTTCGCGGGTGATGGTTTCACCTGTTGCGGCGTCGTGAAATGTGCCGATGATGGGGTCGCTCATGCCTAAACCTTTCCGTACCCGTAGACGTTCACGGTGCCGCCGGTCAATGTTCCCGCGTTGGGTGTCAACGTAAAGCCGGTGCTAGACGTAACGTTGCTGTTATAGCCACCACCCGCGTTCACGTATGTCTCGCTCGCGCCTGTTGTGTAAAACCCTGTGGCCGCGGTTGCGAATGGGTTATGAATGTCCATAGACCCGGACATAGTCGTCCCGGTGACGATAAAACCGATGTGATTTGCGCCGGCGCTTAGATAGTAGAACGTGCCAACGGTCGTGTAGTTGTAATACGGAATGTTGTAGGCGTATGACAACCCGGTCGCGCCGCTTAGCGTCAGTTTTAGCCAGTCAATGTTCGTACAGGTTGTTCCCCGAAGAACGACGCGATATGAGTCGAACGCGCTAGAGAAACAGTTGGACACAGTTACCGAAGAAACGCCGGTGCCGATAGTTGTCGAAGTTACTTCCCACAGCCCGATTTTGTTCAGTGATGAGGCGTCGAGGGCGGTGCCGTTAGTGAAGTCGGGGGGAGTCGCCATGGCGTTCCTATTCTAGACAAGTAGGTCAGTGCCACCGAGCAAAGACTCGCCAATGATAAACGGGTTAGTGAACCGGGTGGACCCGGTGAGGCGGCAGGACCACTCGCCGGGCACGATGGTCCACTCGATGGCCTGCACCAGTTGTTTCACGGTGATGCTGGACCCGGTGCGGGGCACTATCTCGACGGTGATGCGGTCCAACAGTTCGAGGGCTAGCACGCTGTCCCAGCCGGCGGTGGTGGCGGCGACGTTCACCCGGAACGGTTCCAGCACTGTGGTGGGGTTCTGTGAGAACCCGACCAGCATTTCCCCAAGGGTTTCGGCCTGTTCAATCGTGCTTAGTTGAGTGGTGAGGGACCCGCCGGCGGTGCCGTTCGCGGACACGCTGGCCGCGTCGGTGATCTCGACGGACCCGTCGCCCGTGTAACCAATAGCGAGGGTGTTGCGCATGGTGCCGGCGTCGATGCGGTAAGCGAGGGTGGGTTCTATGGTGATGCCGGCGCCGCCGAACGTGGCTTGGCTGGTGAGGCTGCGCCCTTCGAAGATTCGGTTGCGGCCGGTGATGGTGAGGATGCCGTCTTTGGTGACGTAGAGGTTGCCGCCTTCACTGTCGGCGGTTGTCTGCAATTCTTGGGTGACTGGCGGGCCGCCGGACCCGATACCTAGAACGGTGCCGGTGAATGTGCCCACGGGTGCATAACCCGCCACGACGGGCGTGTATTGCACTAGCCGGTTGAAACGGTCCGCGGTTGATTCCTCGATCTTGGAGGCGCCGAGGGTGAACAGTTGGCGGGCCTGCGTTGCGGTGAAGTAGGTGCCGAACACCGCTAACTGTTGGAACTGCCCGTTTTGGAGGGTGGCGGATTCTGTAAGGCTAATGGTGAACGCGGCGGTGCTGGCGGCGGTGACCGTGACGGCGATGCCGTCCACCCATACGGTGGGGGCGGTGGTGCGCGCCACGGCGGCGACCACGATGTGGTGCGGGATCGTGTTATCCAGGTAGGTGGTGGCGTTGCGCCAGTACGTGACGTTGGTGCCGTCGAACAGTGCCACCTCGAGGGTGCTGGTGGCCACGTCATAGGTGGCTTCGATGACCAGGCCGCTAGCCACCTGGAAGATCACCACCGACAGTTCTGGCTGGGGGAGGACCCACCAACAGGACACGGTGACGTTGCCGATGGCGTTCACCGTGGTGCCCACCGCGGTCACTTCGACGTTGTTACCGTCCGCGATACTTAGGCACGTGTCGGACAGTCCGGCGGCGAGGCCGCCCAGGTTGCCGACGCGGATGCCGGACTGCGGCGCCAGGTTCAGTGGTTGGCTGCCGTAGTCGTAGAACACGGTGGCCGCGGGGTTCAGTATGTTGACCGGGTCGTCCAGCGGCCAGTAGTGCCGGGGGCTAAGGCTGCGAATGTAGTGGTCGGACAGGTCGTCGGGTAGTTCCTCATCGGCCAACAGGCCGAGCGTGTCGTATGCCTGCACGGTCACCGTGGAGTCGTAGCCGGCGTCGGTGAGGGTGACGGGCCAGCCCTCTACATAGCCACGGAACACGTCGTACGTGGTGCTGTTGTTGGTGGCGCGGATGCGTATTTGCCGGCGTGGTAACAGGTTCCCGTAGTAGGGGCCGGACGTGTAGAACGGATCGAAACGGCGGTCCCTGTTGTCCAGGACCAGGGTGGCGGTGCCGGCCTCGAAGTTTTCCACCTCGCTGGCGCGGCCGCGGCGGACGGTGATCTCCCGCACGTAGGAGGTGATCGCGGTCCACGTGGGGTACGCCACGTAGGGGCCGTCCGTGAACGCCACCTCGACAATGGCGGTGGGGTACGGCATCAGCCGCCGCCCCGTTTCTTGCCTGTGGTTTTCTTCCGGGGGGTGACCTTCGGTTGCTTTGTGACGATGGGAACGCCGCCAATGGTGGCCCCGTACTCTTTGAGGGTGGCGGCGACGGCTGCGCCGATGGCCACCGGGTCCCCGACGCCGGCCTGCACCACGATGGTGGGCGCTGCGGCGGTGCCGCCCACGGTGGCCCCGAGGGCGGCGGAGAAGCCAGGAATGGCCATCCCGGCCGCTTCGCCGCTGGTGGCTATGTCGGCCAGGTCCGCGTTCAGGCTGCTAATGGTCATGCCGCCGGTGCCTGCCAACAGGTCCTTGGCTACTTGTGCACCGGCTACCGGGCCGAGGTCGAGAATTTGCGCCAGCCCTGCTTTCCCGAGGCCGGCGGCGACCAGTTGCTTCACTGACCCAGCGAAGTTTTTCGCGGCGGCTATCTGTGCGGCGAAGATCGCGGTGTAGTCCTTCGGCTTCACTTCTTGGGCGGCGGTGACAGCCTGTTCGGCCTTGGCCACTTCGGTGAGTGCCTCACCGTATGCCTTGGCGTCGCCGGTCACCTTGGCCTGGTGGAGCGCTGCGTATGCTTCGCGGCGTTCTGTGAGCGCCGTGTTCAGGTTTTCGGTGGCGGTTGTCTGGCTGTCCTGTGCCTGGCTAAACGCGGTGGAGAGGTTGACCTCGCTGTTTATCTGGTCGCGGATGCTTCCTATGTAACTGCGGATGGCGTCTTGCGTTTCCTTGACGGACCTTTTCAGGTCCGCGAACCGCTTCTTGCGGGCTGCTTCGCGTGCCTTCTCTTTGTCGGCTGCTGTCTGCTGCGCCTTCTCTTGGGCTTCCAGACTTTTCAGGTAGGCAGCGTGGTGCGCCTGGAAATCCAGAATGTTCCGCGACGCCACCGGCCCCATGACCGCGTTTAGTTGCTTTTGGCTCTCTACCACTTTTCCCGTGTAGAGCAAGATTCCGCCGAGCGTTTCCTTGTAGCCCTGCGCCGCCAGCCACGCTTTCTTCTGTGCGCCTTCGAGGTCCTCGAGGGTTTTTTGGGCCTTCATCATGCCGCCGTCGGTGAACCCGAGGGCATTGGAAAACTTGATCCAACCGTTCCGCATTTCGCGCACCACGTTGGACACGCGCACGCTGGCGTTGATAACCCGCCCGAACCCGCTAACCGTTCCTTCGGTGGTGTACCCCAATTTGTGGAGTTCTTCCTTGGCTTGCTTCGCGGACGCCCCGAGGCCCTCGAGGGTTGCTTTCTCCCCGACGCGCACCACGGAATCCGCCAGGCGGTCCATGATCGGGATAAGGGCGCTACCGATAGCGTCGGTGACTTCCCCGAACCCGTTGCGTATGCGGTCAGTGGCGAGCGCGGTTTCCTTCGCGGTGCCCTTCACCTGCGTTTCCACCGCTTCCAAGATCGTGGTCTGTGCTTCGAGAATCCTGCCGGTATCCACCAGCACTTTCAGTTTCGCCTTCTCGCTGTCCGTGAACGTGATGCCGGACCGGCGGAGACTGTTCACCCCCTTGATGGGGTCCTCGAGCGCCTTTCCTAACTGGACCGCGTTCTGTTCCGCGGACCCGAACCCGGCGGCCGCCATGTCGATGGTGGCCTGCGTTGCCCGGTCGAACGCCCCGCCGGCGGTGTCAGCGGTGAGCGCCAGTTGCCGGAACGTCAGCAACTTGGCCTGCGCGGCCTTGATGGTTTCTGCGGTGACCCCGGTTTCGCGTTCCAGGGCGTCCGCATAGTCCAGAACCCGCTGGGTGACAGTGGAGGTCTGCACCCCGAACAGGCGCATACTCACCGCGATGCGCTGCACCCGCTTGTCTGCCTGCTGCGCCAACGCAGCCGCCTTGTAGATTTTCGCGCCGAACACTGCGGCGCCGGCGCCCGCGGCCCCGAGGCCGAGCGCTGCTTTCTTGGCCATGGCGGCAGCCGACGCCCCGAACCTGTTCAGGTCCTTGGTGGCGTTCCCCAGGGCCTTGCGTAGCGGTGCCGTGTTCCCGGTGACGGGGACAGAGATCGCTTTCGTGGAGGCCATGGCGGGAGTCTAGTTCTAACGGTTGGCGGTGGACCGCTGGCCGGCGGCCAGCCCGTTCTTGATCACCAGTTGGTTGATGCGCACCACGTAGGCGTCGCGCACTTCGTCGCGCCTCATGTCGAGCGCGTCATAAATGAACGGCTGCGGGGCGATACGGCGCGCCGGCCACCCGAAGTGCACCGGGCCCGCGTAGGGCACAGACTGGCCGCGGCCGACGCGGACCCGCCCCTGGCGCTGCGTCGGTGAACTAACCACCGTAGAGGCCAGCAACCCGGTGCGCACCGGCGCCAGGACCTTGGCGGCACGGGCGACGATTTCGCCGGCCTCGCGGTGCGTGGCCTTCATTTCGTCGCGGGCCTGTTCACTCATGTTGCGGAGGTCGCGGTTCACTTCGCGTAGCCCGTCGATCTGGAGCGCGCCTTGCCCTTCTATTCGGTAGCCAAAGACCCCAGTGCCTGCCATGCTGCGTTTCCTGTTATCGGCCGCGCGTTAGGCCAGACGATTTCCAGCATGGCGCGGAGTACGTGCGGTGGTGATGCTAACAATTCCCGGGGCGCGATCCCTGTTTTGACAGCCAGCGCGGCTATCAGCCAGGAACTGCTCCCGGGTCCGTAGGGGGGGCGTCATTGGCTGCCACCGTTTCTTCGACGTCCACCTCGACGGTGGCCACGGTGCGGAGCCACTGCTCGAACGTGAGGGCGGTGCGCCCGTCGTCATGGATGGAGTGCCATGCCATGAAGTAGAGGTACGTTTCGTGCGGGATTTCTTCGCGCCATGCTTCGCCCCATGACAGTGGCGCGAAACGCTGCTCGAACGCTACTTCGGTGGCGGCCCAGACCGTGGTCTTTGTGGCCCCGCCGTCCCTGTGCTTGACGGTTAGGTGAATCACGGTGCTAACTCTTGACGACAGTTCCGCCGGTGAATGTGATCGACTGCGTGGCCAGTTCTCCCACCGCGCCGTTCACGGGCGTGGATGCCGCGAGGTAGGCGTTCGAGATGGTGAACACCGGCAGCGGGGTGCCGGTGGTGGCGTTCTTGATGACCAGCGTGTTGGTGCCGGAGCCCGTCGCGGACCACAGGGTCTCGAGCGTCTTTGCTGCCGCCTGGTCGTTCTGGATTTCCACCGTTACCGACAGGTTCTGGAGCCCGCCTGTGAAAACGTGGCCGTTGCTCGACATTGCGGTCGTTTCGATGGCGTCCTTTTCGTAGGTGAACGAAATGCTCGTCACGTAGGAACTGAGGTCCACCGTGTTCACGCTCAGATACGCGTCGGTGAGTACGAAAACCGCCATGGGTTACTCCTTGTCTTTCTTGGTGCTGGTTGCTTCCTCGACGATGCCCGAGGCGATCAACTGTTCCACGTTCGCCGGTGCGGCGAGGATGTCGGCTTCGGTGACGACAGTGCCCACCGGCCCGAGGGTGCTGCCCTCGATTTTCACGCGGTAACTGTTAGCCATAAATGTCCACCTCGAAACGGTAAGCGATCATTTCCACCCCGGAGACTACCACTTGGCGGGGCAGCGCCGTGGTTACCTGCAACGTGGAACACGCGCCGCCGAGGGTGCGGTTCGCTTCGAGCGCTGCTTTCACGCTGCTGGCGCCGCTGCTGGTCAGATAGGCGTCGAGCCGGTCCTGGCTGGAACGGTCCGCCATGCGGCCCACGATCACAAGTATGAACGCCCGGTAGTAGTCCAGGCCGTTCACCATGGCCTCGTGGAACGTCACCTCGAGGGGTTCCACCACGGCCGCCGGCGGGGCCAGGCTGTCGGGCACGTAGTCAAAGCAACGTAGCCCGGTGATGGTGTCCAGGGCTGTGGTGAGGCCCTGGCGCACCCCGGTGGGGGTCACGCGAAGAACTCCCGCTTGTAGGCGCGCACCATGTTGGTGATATCGCGCCCCAGGGGGCTCATACGGATGGCGCCCAATTCGGACAGCCCGAGAACGCCGCCGATGGAGTCTTTCCGCTTGTAGAGGTCCGCGGACAGAATGTAGGTGGCTTGCTCGATGTCGTCGGGCACTGCCGGCCAGCCCCACCGGGCGGTGACCTCGACCTGTGGCCAGTAGTTCACCGGGAGGGAGAACGCCGTGGGGCCCACAATGGTGATCGTGGTCAGCGGGCGGCCCTTTGCCAGGGCGTTGGTGGGCTCGACGATGTAGTCCTGGTTCAGCGTGAACGTGGTGCCGTAGGTGCCGGTGCTGTCCGGGTCAGTCTTGACCACCAGCCCGGACGTGGTGCCGAAGTCGTCCACCTGGACCCGTAGGTTCCCGATGGGGCGGTAGGTGCGGGCGCTGGCGTTGGCGTCGAGATAGAAGCGGCGGTTGGCGATGCGGTCAATGCTGCGGCTCGCGCTCTCGATGATTTGTTCCAGGAGCGCGTCCTCTACCTGGTCGTCGATTTTTAGATAGGTTTTCAGGTTGGCGAGCGTGATGTACCCGTTGGTGACCGCCATGGCTACGCCTTCCGTTTCGCGGGTTTCTTCGCTGCTGCTTTCTTAGGTGCGGGGGTGTCCGGCACGGTGGGCACAGTCCCGCGCGGCGTGGCACCGGGCGGGCCACCGTGCCGGACGATCTCTTGCTGCACCTGTTCGGCGCGGTCCGTGAGTCCGCGCCGGAGGTAACGCGCCAGTTCCTGCTCCAGTGCTGCGATGAGTGCTGCCTTGTCCATGCTGTGCCCCTAGTGCCGGCGGTCCCTGTGCTGGACCGCGCGGCGCGTGGATGCTAGGCCCAGTTGGCGGTGATGAGGCCGGTGCCCGTGATCGCGGAGAACGCGGTGGGGTACTTGCCTGCCGTGTATGCGGAGAACCCGAACAGCACCGTGCGGATGGCGATGTTCCCGTCGGGCTGCTCGAACCGCACGTACAGCGGGTCGCCGCCGTTCTCCTCCCAGATGTAGGACTCGCGGAAGTCACCGACGATGACCGCCGTTTCGTTCGTGCCGGTGCCCAGGTTGGTGGGCACGTTCGCGTCCTGCACGACGGGCAGACCGAGAATCTGCAACCCGCCGCCGAGGTAGTCGGGGGTGTCGTACACGGCTGCCGCGTTCATGGGGTTGCCGGACGTGGGCCCGAAGATGGGGCGGTTGGTGGTGTCAAGGGCGCGGAGCCAGCAACCCACCAGCGACGGGTGCGCAACGATGTGCGTCGGCCGCGAGTAGAAGTTGCTGTTCACGTTCTGCACTGCGGCCACCAGGGACGGGAAGAACTCAGCCCACGTGGGCGAGGCGTCGGTGTACGTGGTGCTGTTGATGCCGGAGGTATTGAGAACGCCGCGCGCCTCACCGCTGGAACCGCTGCCGTTGATGGCGAGGCCGTCGAGTTTCGTGTGGTAGGACCTGATCGCGTCGCCCAACAGTTGGTCCTCGACGCCAACGCCGCGGAGCGCGGCCTGCTTCGAGAGGTCCCACATGGAGGCCACGGTGTTCACGTTCACGGTGAGGAGCGTGTCGTCCGGGCTGCTCTCAGTGGGTGCGGTGTTCTCGCTCGCCTGCACGTAGGACGTGATCCCCGTCGTGAGGCGCCCAATGTTGACGGTCATTCCGCTGCCGGGCAGGACCTGCCGGTTGGAAATGTCGAGGAACGGGCGGCCGGCACGGCGGAGGGGTGCGAACTGGTTCACCAGGTACTGCGGGACCACCAGGCCGGCGAAGTTGCTGGAACCGCTGTCGCGCTTTTCGAGCCGGACCTCGTTCTGGTACCGCTGGATGCGCTCGCGCGCCTCGTAGGACCCGCCGAACTCTGCGGCGATGGCGTCAGCCATGAAAGAGTGGCTGCCGCGCTCGTGGTAGGTGGGCTCCTCGTAGGTGACGCGGGCCGGCGCTGCGGCGCGTGTCTCGACGGTGCCGCCCTCGACGCTGGCTGCCAGTTCGGCGGCCTTGGCCTTGCGGACCTCGATCTCTGTTACCTGCTCGATGCGCTCGTCGAGGCGGTCCAGTTCCATCTTCAGGGCCTGGATGTTGGCCAGTTCGATTTCGGTGAGGTCGCGGCCTTCCTCGACGGCGCGCCCGAGGGTGGCGTCGATGATGCCGTGCTTGGCGTCGCGGGTTTCGTGCAGGTTCTTCAAGAAGGGGTTCATGGTTTTCTCCCGTATTCGTTGGGTTTTCCTACGGGGTGCCACTGCTTGCCGGGGGAGGGTGCCGCGTGGTGCGGGGTGCTCAACCCTGGCCGGTGGGGTGCCGACTGACCGCTAGTTTAGCGCGGCTCGTTGTCGCCGGCCAGTATCCGGCGCGCAAGGTCCAGGTTGGGGGTGGCGCGGTTCTGGTCCGCGATGGCGTTGGCCCATGCGCGCCCCGGGTCCCCGCCCCACAGTGCCCAGGCGATACGGCCGGCGGACGGGTAGCCGTCCTCGCCGGGTGACCACCCTTGGCCTTCCTTGTCGATTTCGTGCCGGGCGAAGTAGGAAACCATGCGGTTCACCGTTTCCAGGGGGAGGGTGCGCCGGTTGGAAATGTCGCGGGCGCGGGCCACGCCCACTTCGGTGCCGCCGCGGCCGTGTTCTTGGCGCCAGGCGAGGCCACGTGCTGCTTCTTCGGCCATGGCCCCGGTGGGTTCATAGCCGGCGGCCCTGTTGAGGGGGTCCGCGTCGTCCTCGATCATTTCTTCGAGGTCGTCGTCGTCCTCGTCGTCCTCTGCGGCGTTGAGGGCCGCGAGGTGGGCAAGCGCCTGTTGCCGTGTTCTGTGGCAGCCCACCACCTCGCGGTCCTCGTCCTTGACCACCGCGTACCCGGTGCACCCGGGGTTGTCTCCCTCGATGTGCCAGGGCATTAGGCGTCCGGGAGTAGGGTGGAGATCACGTCGCTGCCAGTGGTGACGATGCCGTAGAGGCGCTCGCCGGGCGGGATTTGCAGCACGACAGCGCCGGCCGCTTTGTCGAGGTAGAACCCGGAGCCGGCGGCGACGTTGGAGCCGCCGAGATAGACAACGCCGTTGCCTATGGCGTGCAGCACCACGGTGCGGTTCACGCTGTCGGCGTCGATGATGAGGGTCGCCGTGGTGGTGACCGTATGTTGCTGCCCTATCACCTGCGGAGGTCCTTCAGGATGGCTTGCACGGCGTCCATGTTCGGGGTGGTCGAGGTGTCGCGCACGCCCACGACGCTGGCGGAATGTCCGTAGGCGCCGAACGTGACCAGCGATACTTCCGCGAGGTGGGCGGCGATACGTTCCACGACCCCGTCCTGGCGGCGCTTGTCTTTCAGCGGTTGGAACCCGATGGACAGTTCGGTCAGTGCACCGTCGCGGACCAGTTCGAGAATGTCGTCGCCGCGCTGTCCTTTGCTCACCCGGAACTCGCCGTACAGGCCGGCGGAGTCCTCGCGCAACAGGCTGGCCCGCCCGATGGGGAGCGCCTGCGCGTCATGACCGACCAACAGTTTCACGCGGTGCGCGTTCGGTGCCACGTTGGCGAACGCACCCTTGCGGAACACTTCGGTCAGTTGCGGGTGGATGCGCTGCTCGACGTCATACGGGACACAGATGCCACAGATGGTGCGGCCGTCGCCGGTGCCGCGAACTTCGAGGTCGGTGCCGTAGGCGCGGGTTTCGATGGTCACAGGATCAGTCCTTCCTCGATGGGTTCCAGTTCCATGGGCTGCCCAAGTGGTGGGCGATCTTCCAGTTCGCGCACTTCGTCCACGGTCATGAACCCGGAGTCGAGCGCGATCTTGTGCGCCTGGTATCTGGTGAGGGTGTCGGCGCGCAACAGGCTATCGAAGGAGAACTTCGCGTACTGGCCGCGCGGCAGGTAATCGGTGAACGTGGCCTCGATACGTGCGGTCAGCGGCGCGATGCTGGTCCGTATGTATTCGATGGCTTGTAGTTCGGTGTTCGTGTAGGTGCGCGACGTGTTCGGCGCCCCGATGAAGTTCCCGGGCAGGCCCACGATGTTCGCGGCGTCGGCCACGGCCTGGTTGCGGGCCTCGACAAGTTGCGAGTCGTTCGCGTTGGCGGTCAGTGGTTCCACTTTCGTGGTGGAATTGAGTACCGCGGGGATACGTGACCGGCCGCCGTAGTGTTCCATCCACTTCTGTTTCAGCAACTGCGCCTCGTCCTCTGTGAGGTCGGGGTTGTCGCTCTTGATCGCGTATGACGGCATCGCGCCACCGTCGAAGTAGCGGGCCGCGTATTCCATGACGGCGATGGCGGCACCGATGCCTTGGTGCTGCGCGGCGACGATACCGACGCCGGCTATCTCGCCCGGCAGGGAGAACCCCTTCACGTGGAAGATTTCGGCGGCGGAGTATTCGCGCTCGTCGATGCGGAAGAACTTGCGGCCCTCGCGCTTGTAGATGGTGACCCGTTCCGGGTTCACCGGGTAGATGCTTTCCGGGTAGCCGTTCGCACCTGGCGGCCCGAGGATCGCCACATAGTTGCCGTGCAGCAACAGGGCGGCCGCCATGGCGCTTATCGTTTCCACCCTGGTGTCCATGGGGTCCGGGCGTTCCAACAGGCGCGGCGTGGGTTCGAGGCGCTGCTCGTCGCGGTAGGCGTGCAGGGGCAGCGTGCCAACGGTGTCGGAGATCATGGTCACGGCGCGCCAGATAGCGGGCACCGAGAGGGTGGTGGCGGTGTCCACCACGACGCCGGCGTAGGTGTCCACCCAGGTGCGCGAGACGCGGCCTTGCGAGTCCACGTAGGCGCCGCGGTTCTCGTTCCGCGGTTGGAAAAGGCGGTTCAGCATTAGGAACGCTCCGCTGCGATACCGAACGCGACAAGGGCCAGCCCGGTGAACGCGAGGCCGAGGGGCACTGACAGCATGAACAGACTCACCGCCACAATGCTAGTCCCTGCGGCTTGGACGATAGTGGGTGCGTGTTTCATTAGTAAATGGCGCTCCTAGTTGCTTCGGGTGGCCGGCGGTTGGTGGCGTGATGATAGGCGAGGGTTGCGGCGAACAGTGGGGACAGGTCAGCGTCCAGCACGGTGCGGGACCATAGCCAGCCGGCCGCCATTTGTTTCCTTTTCGCGGCGGCGATGGCTGCTTCGAGCGCGGCGTGGGGCCGTATCCGTATGGCGTCGTCGAGGACCGCGTCGTAGAACACGCCGCACGCGGCGGTCATATCGCGGAGGCTGTACCGGGTGACCGGCACCCCGCCGGTTTCGAGGCGGTCCACCAGGCTGTTCGCCGGGCTGTACCCGTCCACCACCAGGCTGCCGCGGTGGGTGCGCCACAGCGCCAACGCCCGATCCACCACCCATGAAACGCCCTCGCGGTGCTCGATCAGTTCCACCCGCCCGGTTTCGTCGGCCACGGAAATGGCGGCCCACGTCCGGTCCATGGCCACGTCGATGCCGAACGACATACGGCCGGCCGGGGCTGTCTTGGGGTCCAGGACCCGGACCACGTACTTGGCGGGGATGGCTGCTTCGTCCTGTTCTGTCCACTGGCACAGCCAGGCGCGCCGAAACTCGCCTTCGGTCATGGTGCCGCGGGCGTGGCGCACCACCGCTTCGTCAATGGTATGGCCCAGGGCGGGGATGGTGCGCCGCCAGACGGCCGGGTCGTCCACGTCGTCCGTTTCGTGATCGCTGGACCACTCGAAATAGGCGACGCCGGCGTCGATGCCGGCGGCCAGCATGGCGCGCCCCTGGTCCACTTTCCGTTTCAGGTACAGGCTGGCGCGGGTGCCGGCGGTGCTAATGATCAACAGTTGGGCGTCCCGTTTCGTGGCCATGGCGGGCAGCATGGCTCCTTCGCGGCGGTCGTCCTCATCGGAGAACGCCTCGTCGATCACCCCAAGGGACAGCACCCGGCCGTGGCCGGCGGTCGGGGTGGACGGCATGACGTCGATGCGGGACCCGTTCACGAAATGGATGGATTCCATGCCGGCGCCCCGGTAGACGCGGCGCACTGCGGTGGCCAGCGGGGACTGGTCCAGGAGGGGCACCTGGTCGTCGATTAGTTTCCGGCGGGCGTCCCAGCCCGTTTGCGCGGTGTAGCCCACGGTCTGCGCCTTGCCCCACAGAAGGGCGCGCTGTAACTCGATGGAAAGCATGAGCGTGGTTTTCCCGCACTGGCGGGGCACTAGGCAGACGATTTCGCGGTAGCGGGGCACTTCGAGGCCGGTGCCGTCGTCGATCACCATTTCGAGGGCGACGTCAGCCACCTGGCGCTGCCAGGGCATGAGGGGCTGGCCTAGGCGTTCCGCGATGGCTGCTACCTCATGGCCGCGGGTTTTTAGCCTTGGGTTTCTTTTCGTCCCGTACCGGGGCGGACAGGCTGGCAAGGAGTTGGTCGAACGAGTCCCCATGTGCTTCGGATTCCTCTCGTAATGATTTTTCGGCGGCGCGGTACTCGCGCCACAGGATGGCTGAACCGGGCTCGAGGTCCACGGCGGTGGCCAGGGTGCGGGCTATCTGGACGCGGGCGGCGTCGATCAGTTCCAGCCGGCCGGCGGTGCGCAACGCCTCGAGGGTGGTTTCGAGGGCGGCCCGGTTGGGGCCGTGGATTTCGGCGGATTTCTTACGGGTTGCCATAGGTTGCGCCAGATTCTGCCAGATTCGGCCGGATTCGCCTCGATTCGCGCCGGCCCTTGTGGGGGGCGGGTTTCGTGGTTTCGTGTCGATACATAAAACCAC